AATGAAGTTGAGCTAACGTCTAGTAACTTTGCAACCGCTAAAGGTGAGTACGGCATGGTTAAAGATGCCGTTAATTCTTCTATCCGTTACATTAATCAACATGAATATGAATGGCCTTTTAATCATGTAGAAACAACAGAAACACTAACTGCAGGTATTACACGTTATGCATATCCTTCAGATGCAAAGACTTTAGACTTTGATAGCTTTCGTATTAAACGAAACGATACCCTCGGTAACGAAACTAAAAAATTAAGAATAATGTCTTACGAAGAATACTTAGAAGGTTACGTAGACGCTGAATATAATACATCTACTACAATACGTGGTTTACCTGATTTTGTTTTCAGAACCCCTAGTTCAGAGTTTGGTTTATCTAAAACACCCGATAAAGCATATGAACTAGTATATGAATATTATAGATTGCCTGTAGATTTATCTAACGATACTGACGTACCATCTATACCCGAACAGTTTCGTTACATTATTGTAGATGGTGCAATGCACTATGCATATATGTTTCGTGGAGAAACACAAGAAGCACAAGTTATGCAAGCTAAATATTTAGACGAGATAAAAAGTATGCGTAGCTTGTATGTTAATCGTTATGATTATTTAAGATCACCAGTAATAAATCAGACAAATACTTCCTTTAATACTATTAGGGTTTCTTAATACATGCCAACAACTCGTCAAACATACCCTATAGAATTTAAGGGTGGACTTGTTACTAATATGAGTCCTTTGCAGCAAGGTATTAATGCACCAGGATCTGCAAGGACTCTTAGAAACTTTGAACCCTCTATTGAAGGTGGCTATCGTAGAATTGAAGGGTATAGTAAATACAACAATAGTATTATACCACCGTATGGTGCTCCTGTAGTACATGGAGCTAGTCAGTCTGGCACTACGCTTATTATAGGTAATATACATCAAACACCAGAAGCAGGTGATACACTTACAATAACAGGTGTAACAGGTACATATACTATTGCATCTGGTGGTGTATCATACGATGCTACAAATAATAGAGCTACACTAACACTTACAGGTGCTTTAGATAGTTCTCCTGCAAATGCAGCAGCAGTTACATTTGCCACAACAACAAGTAATTATCTTATGCTTGGTTGTGGTGTATTCTTAGATAGAGTTGTTGTTGCTAAAAACGATGATCTTTTTAAAGTATCTTCTAGTACAATAACACATATTAACGTGCCTAGTTATGGTACTGTGCTTGTAAATGGTGCATCACAAACTGGCTCAAGTCTTATTGTTGATGGTTTAACTGCAGCTCCTCAAGCAGGTGATGTATTTAAAATTGCTGGTGTTGATCTTGTATATACTGTAACTGCAGATGCTAGTCTCACTGATGATGATGCTACATTAGCAATTAACCCTGCATTAGATAGTTCACCAGCAGATGATGCCGCAATAACTTTTTTAAGTACATCACGAGAAAGTGCTGGTAAAACTAGATTTGCAAGGTATAACTATACAGGAACAGAAAAAATAGCCATAGTAGATGGCACTAATGTTCCTGCATTATATGATAACAGTACGTTTACTGCACTGAATGATGCCCCTACAGATGTTAATGGTGCAAGTTTTGTAGTCAACTTTAAAAACCAACTGTTCTTTGGTAAAAGTAATTTATTAACTTTTACTGCTCCATACACAGATAATGACTTTACAGCGGCTGCAGGATCTGGTACAATATCTTTAGGAGCAACAATAACAGGTCTGATTGTATTTAGACAGCAGTTAATTATATTTACCGAAACATCTATAATGCAGCTTGTCGGTAATACTATTTCAGACTTTAACCTACAACCAATAACATTAGACATTGGATGTGTAGACACTGACACAATACAAGAGGTTGGTGGCGATATAATGTTCTTAGGGCCAGACGGTCTAAGATTACTAAGTGGCACAGATCGTATTGGTGACTTTGGGCTTGGTAATGTATCTAAATCAATACAAAAAGAAACAACAAGTTTTATTTCGACAAACACATCTTTTGCAAGTGTAGTTATTCGTGGTAAATCACAATATAGGTTGTTAGGATATAACACTAATATTACGCAGGAAAATGCTCAGGGCATACTAGGCACACAATTTTCAGGTCAAGGTGGCGAAGGAATGGCTTGGGCTGAACTTCGTGGTATCAGGGCTTATGTAGCAGACAGTAGGTTTTATCAAAACACAGAAACAATTGTATTTGGTAATGACGATGGCTATCTGTATCAAATGGAAGACGGTAATAGTTTTGATGGGGCTAATATACAAACTACATTTTCTACACCGTTTATGCCAATCAATGATCCACGAGTTCGTAAAACATTTTATAAAGCATTTTTGTATACAGATCCACAAGGTAGTGTATCATTTGATATGAGTCTTAAATTAGACTTTGACCAAAAAGATAGTATACAGCCAACTGAAATAGACTTTGATAATAATACAGGACAAGTTGCATTTTATGGTACAGCAACATTTGGATCATCTGCTGTATATAGCACTAAACTTTTAACTCTTTTTGAAACACAATTAATTGGATCAGGATTTACAGGGTCTATACAGTTTGAATCAGACAGTACAGACCCACCATTTTCTCTTGACGCAATTACAATAGAATTTGGTACAAACACGAGAAGGTAAATAAAAATGGGGACAGGTTATACTAGGAATGACACGTCTAATAACATTGCTGATGGTAACATTATCAATGCTGCAGACTTAGATGGTGAATTTGACGCAATTGAAAGTGCCTTTGGTACGAGTGGTCATACACATGATGGCACATCTGCAGAAGGTGGTCCTATTACTGTTCTTGGTCCTGTTCAAGACTTTGTAGCAAGTGCCACTGAAATTAAACCTAAGACCACCAATACACTAGATATTGGTACAAGTGGTCTTTTATTTAAGGATATGTTCCTTGATGGTGTAGCAACAATAGGTAGCATTAAGATTGACAATGCAGGTACAATTGGTTCTGCATCAGATGGTGATGCCATTGCTATTTCTTCTGGTGGTGTTGTTTCCTTCTCACAAAACACTATCGGTAAGACAGGCTCTGGTTATGTGCTTTCGTTGCAAACATCAGACACTACCATTGAAGCAACTAATGTATTAGGTAAGATTGAGTTTAGTGCTCCTGATGAAGCTAGTGGTACAGATGCTATACTTGTTGGTGCATCTATTGAAGCATTGGCAGAAGATACATTTGATAGTTCTACTAACTCTACTGCCCTTGTATTTAAAACTAATACTACTGGTGCAGCTACAGAACGTATGCGTGTCAAGTCTGATGGTGATGTCGTATTTAACGGTGCATCCTATGACATGACTTGGGACACAAGTGCTAATGCACTAACTTTTGCAGATAATGCCAAAGCCATCTTCGGTGCAGGGTCTGACTTACAGATTTACCATGATGGGTCTAATAGTATTATAAATGAACAAGGCGATGGTGATTTATTAATATACGCAAATAATCTTGCATTATTATCCTCTAGTAATTCAGAGTATTTTCTACAAGCGGCAACTAACGGCGCTGTAAGTATAAGATATGACAATTCAATAAAACTCGCCACCACCAACACAGGCGTAGACATCACGGGTACTTTGACCAGCGATGGGCTGACTGTGGATGGGACTGCTAAGGCTACAAATACAGTACAGATTACTGGCGGTGCTACATTCCCAGCTTCTGGTGCGGGAATGGAACTTTCGTACAGTTCTGGTTCAATAATTCGCTCTTATGATCGCACAGGATCAAGCTATCAGCCATTTTCTATACGCACTGGGGTGTTTGATATACAAACAAATGGAGCTAAAAGAGCAGAAATTTCTACCAACGGAGACATCAGCTTCTACGAAGACACAGGCACCACGGCAAAGTTCTTTTGGGATGCGAGTGCTGAGAGTTTGGGCATTGGGACGACTTCGCCTAGTAGTAAACTGCATATTTCTGGAACTTATGACACCATACTAGACGGCAATTCTGTTCAGTTTACTAGAGCAGGGCCAAGTTATATTCAAAACAATACAGCAGGTGGATACACTGTATTTCAACAAGCAAGTGGCGAAGCCATGCGCATCGACAGCAGCGGTAACCTGTTGGTGGGTAAGACGAGTGCAAGTAGTACAAGCACAGGTGCAGAACTAAGACCTACAGGCCAAGCAATATTAGTTGCTGATGGTACAAACCCAATCTTAATGAACCGTCAAACATCAGATGGCGACATTGCAGTGTTCCGCAAAGACGGCACCACTGTGGGGAGTATTGGGTCACGGGCAGGGGTTGTAAGTTATATTGCGCTTGACCCTCGTTCTGGCGGGGCAGGTTTAACTGGCGGTCAAGCCTTGATTTATCCGTCAAATAATACTGGTGGAATTACAGATGGCGCAACTGATTTAGGTGGAAGTGGTGGACGCTTCAAAGACCTCTACCTCTCTGGCACAGCGTATGTAGATACGGCTGTCGAAATACACGCTGGCAATTCGTTGAAGTTGCAAAATGTTGCAGGTAATGGATTTGCAACTATTCAAAACTCTGGTGCTGGTACGAATACAGACTTAGCATTTAGCACGGCTGGCTCAGAAGCCATGCGCATCGACAGCAGCGGAAACGTGGGCATTGGGACGACTTCGATTGGTTCGCCTTTTGTTGTCAGCACTTCTTTTGACACGGGCTATCTCGCTCAGTTTGTAAACACAGGAACAGGCTCTGATGCAAACGGTGTGTTGATAAAAGGCGGGGTCGATGCATCAGATTATACCTTGCGTTTACAGGATCAGGCAGGCACAGAGATTTTATCTGCAAAAGCTGACGGTAAAGTTGGCATTGGGACGAGTTCGCCTAATAGGTTACTGTCTTTGTATGCTACACAACCCGTTTTCCAAATAACCAATGTTGCCTCTGGAAACACATTTGGGACAATTCAATATCAAGTGTCAGGAAGCACCCAGTTTAACATAGATAATCAAGGCTCTGGTTCTGGCGGTGTTATTGCATTTATGCAAGCTGGCTCAGAACGCATGCGCATAGACAGCAGCGGTAACTTGCTGGTGGGGGAAACCACCCCAGTAAATAATGGAGATATTACACTTGCACGAAGTGCAACAGATGCAAATATTTCATTGTTGTCTCGTTCTACAACAGACAGTCAGGGGTGCGCTATACAAATGCAAAAGTCATCCACTAATAGTGGTAACTTTGCAGCAACTGCTGACGGTGAAAATTTAGGTGCAATTGTCTTTAGGGGAGTGAATACAAGCGCAGTCTCAAAAGAAGGTGCGCAAATCACAGTTATTCAAGATGGAACTAACGCCTCAACAGTACCCGCAGCGATGAAGTTTGCAACTGGCGGCACGGAACGCATGCGCATAATTTCACAAGGTGCGCTTCAAGTTTCTGATACGGGAAGTTATCGAACATGGTCTTCAAATATTACAGGCAACCAGTTTATAAGGGGTGACGCAGGGCAAGTTGTACTTACAGCAGATGCCACATCTACAGGCTACACCAATGATGTCATGCGATCTCTGTGTAATCGTAGCTCATCATCATCTTATGAGTTCTTGACATGTACATCTGGAAACCTTGGCGACGATGAATTTAGATTGCGTGGCGATGGTCAGGCATATGCCGATGGCTCTTGGAATGGCGGGGGTGCAGACTATGCAGAATACTTTGAATGGGCTGATGGCAACGCAACAGATGAGGATCGGGTTGGTTTCACAGTAGTTTTGGATGGTAATCAAATTCGCAAGGCCACAAGTTCAGACGATGCACTATCTATCATTGGTGCGGTTTCTGCCAATCCATCGGTTGTTGGCGATGTGGATATAGGTGCTTGGAAACATAAGTATCTAAGAGATGATTTTGGCAGATACATTCGTGACACTCACAATGTCGTTGAGTGGACAGAAACTGTTTCTGAAGAAGATGGGCAAGAGCGTGAAGTCAAGCATTCATATGAGGATTGGAATATCCCCTCT